ATGCACTTCTGTGGCGAGCCGTTCGCGATGTTCACTTGACGATCACCAAGGTAGAGACGCACGGTAAACAATCCGCGAAAGTATGTGTATACATTGCGGATTGCCTCTTTCGATTGTAACAAGAGTTGTATTCGTTCTTCGGTGCTGCCCGTGGTCTGAAACTCTACCTTGTCCAGATTCAGGGTCGTAATCTTATAGTCAACCATACGCTAACAAGGTGCTGATCTATCTCGCTTTCGTCCACATTTATTTCACTGCGCTAACTTAGCGCCACGTGTCGAGATTGCACCCAGCTTTATTTTACCCAAGCGTGTGCCGATGGCTGGACGAACGGACGTAGAGGCAGAAGGTCAATGTTTATGGGCCTGATCGCCGGATCGCCCGATTAAAGATCGATACTTGCCCCTACCATGCCATACAACTTTCAACTCATAGGAACCAGTTTACAATAAACAACTTATTATTAATTGGTATATGATAGTATTATTTATTTTTGGGCGCGTAGTATGGTATAGATTATTATTTGTTTATTGGAAAGTGGTCCATAAGAGTTGAAAGTGATAGGGCATGGTAGGGGCAAGTATTTATGAGTTGGCCGGGCTGTGACCGCATGGCACTCTTTTCGTGATGGCGAAGCCCGCGAAGAAACAGGACGACAATCGATTGTTTGCGAATAGCTCCGAAGCGATTCGTAAGTTGAATGCTCAGGCCCGCAAGGGTCTGCGTGAGGATGAGCGCCGCAAGTGGAAAGAACAGAATGCCCGTAATAACGATCCAGCAAATTGAGCAGGAGCTTGTCCTGCTTGATCGAGAGAATGCGTTCCTATTGTTCGCAGCGTTCTGCGGTGATGTGGAGCAGACCGCGCACGCTTTGAATTTATCACCGGCCACGATTCTGAAGGTGGCCGAGGACGATGGATGGCTGACGAAACTGCGTAGCATCATCGAACTGAAGAAATCGAAACGCCCCGGTGATGTGGAGCGCGCGCTCAATCGGGCAATGAACTTTGTTCAAGCTCATCGCATGCGTCTTGTATGTGAGCGAATGATCAAGAAACTTTCTAACCTCACTGACGAACAACTCGAAGAATATTTGATGACCGGGCATTTGAAGGACGGCACCGCAGTGAGTAAGCTTAGCACGCGCGCACTCGCAGACCTTGCCAGCGCCATCGAGAAGGCTCAGGCGCTTTCATATCTCGCGCTCAATGATACCGCGCAAGAACGAATCAAACGCGACGAGCACGCGGACCCGCACAGTTCCGGTGGTGAATTGCACGCGCAGATCGCGAAGGCAATGTCAGAGGCGGGCTCATCGTTGCATCCTCGTGCGCAACTACTTGACGCGCAACTCGCACAGGCGCAAGAGGCGCACGCGAAGAAGTTGGTGCAGGATGTTCGGAATAGCGATGATCACTAACGAGTGCCTGATTCATAAAGTTTACTGTCTCGTTGATTCCGCTTCGCCTGAAGATTATCGTTATATCGGATCGACGAAGATGTCATTGAGTAAGCGATTGAGTTTGCATTGGCACTCTCGCCAAAATGAAAAGCTTACGCAGTGGATTGGGCAGGTGCGAAAAGCGGGTCGGCACGTTTTAATCCTTGAGCTTAAAGGAGGGATGACGTTGCAAGAAGCTCTTGATCTTGAAACGCGTTTGATTCGAACGCTGTCCCGGCTTTGTTCTTTGTTCAATCGAAGAATGTTAGGCTCGTCTAACATTGTTAGTTGATACTAATCTTCTTAGTATCCCCAAAGACTGTTTGATTAAGCGAAACTCTCCCGAGACGTGCCGAATAGTTGACTAGATGGTCAACTACTGTCCAGAGTTTACTGTCTCGGGCGCAGGAATCGTGCCATTTGTCAAACTAACTGTAAATCCCCTGACAACGGGCGATCTGGCGAGCCGACAGGGACTTAGCAAGTATCGTGCCAGAGGGTCGGATCGCCAGCTTTTACGATAACGGCTTGGGGGTTTGGTCGACGCGCGCGCTCCGCTTAGTGACATCTTCGAGAAATAAAAAATTGACATCGAGGCTTCCCCGTTGGCACTGTTTCCGCGTGCAACAAACAATGTATGAATTCGCAGAACAGGCTCGTTTAGACGAGATCACTTTTGATAAAGAAACTCGGTTGGCGTTGGACAAGCTGATTGTTGCGCTTCGGGCGCGCGGGTATAGGTCGCCAGAGCGCACCCTTGCTTTTCGCGCGATGCAACAGGCGCGGCATTGGCTGGGCGAAGACCTTGCCATCCTCGGCGCGCAACATCCCTACCCGAACGGCAATAATCCGGCCAACACGATTGTGGACCCTCCCGCCGACACGGCGAACAGGCGAGCCGACGTTTTGGCGCAACTCCAGAAAGATTTGGACGCGCAGATCAAGAACAAGCCGTTGCAACTCGCAGCCGATGGGAAAGTCACCGGCATCGGCAGCACCAACGACGACATTCGTCCTCAAGGGACTAATCGTCACGTTCATGATCTTCCGAGTCCGAGATGCTGAAAGCCGCGTTCTAAGTCGGCGTAGTTTACGTCACAAAGTTATGACACGAGACAAAGTTTACACGGAGATCGACCGAGAGCGGGCTTATCAGAAGTCTCTACCGCACACTGACGGCACTGAGACTTGCTCTAAGTCGGTGGGCGACTACATAAACCTGCTCGGCTATTACGCGGAGAAGGCGCGCAGCGCATGGGTCGAGAACATGGAGAACGAGCCCGTGTGCCATATGATCCGAAAACTTGCCGCTTGCGCTGTTGCCTGTTTGGAGGCACACGAGTGCCCTCCCCGTATGGTTCGGGGCTGGATTTTTCCTCTGCCCAATGACGAGCAGACGAACCGGCGATCAGACATTACGACGATCACGCTGGAGTCGATGAGCAAGGCCGGAGGGCATGAGTTGTTTCGGTGGCGTGCCGAGTTGTCGTGTGGTGCGCGGTATTTCAGCCCTCAGTTTCTTTTGCAGCATGACGCGCTTCAATGGCGGATTGAACATCCTGACATTGAGAAGGATTGGCGACTTGCTGCTTTCGTCAAAGTCAATGAGGGGATGCGTGACGAAGCTGAAGCCTTGGCAAGCACGGGTAGTCCAAAGCCGGGCTGGATGGAAGCAGAGCCCCCTTCGCAGGACGCCAAATCGCCCGACTGTCAGGCCACGTCATGATTGTGATTCTGCTCATGGCCGCGCTGTGGGTGCTGTGCATCCTTGCGGCTAACCACTGTTTAAACGACAAGGACGATGAATGAAGACTCTCACCCAAGCCTACGCCCAATGGAAACGAAAAGTTCTGCTGCCCAATGACGAGCGCCAGTTGAAGGTGCTCGAAGCGTGGGAAGCCTTCTTGGCTGAAACGGAGCCCGGAAAGCTCGGGACGGAAATGATCGACGCGTTCGAAACGTTGTGGGAAGCGACGCTCGAATGAGAATCGGCGGCACTGTCATTGAAGTTGAGCTTATCCGCACGCGATATGGTTATCTCGGCGCGACTATCGGGTGGCCTATACCGACGCTTTTCCCCGGCGCGCGGCCCGGCTTGCCAGTTTCATTCATCACCTACTTGCATGTGTGCTTCCTCTTGTTCGAGTTTCGCGTGATGATCGGCTTCCGGGTGCCGAAGGAAGTGGAACGTGGCCTGTAATCCTGATTGCCAGCGCGAGTGCTGCAACGGTTCGGCCCGTGTTTGCGGCTGCGAGGTTTACGAAATCTGCACGGTTTGCGACCCGGAGCGTTACAAGTATCAGGTCGCGATGCGTGGCCTTGAAGGAGTCCAAAGCCTTATGGGAGATCAGCACAAAGTTTCGGTCGGCCCGGTCAAGACTCATCTGCTGCGGCCTGAGCATCATCGGTTTACGTGGTGCGGCATCGACAGCGTTTTATTTGACGAGTGCGTGACGCGGAACCCTGAGATCGTCACGTGCAAACACTGCAAGCGCCGTCACGCGCCGTGGTATTGGAAGCTCACCTATATTTTTCGTCTGCTGGCCGTGCCGCTGGCCGTGCTCGGTTTGGTGGGCGCTTACTGCACCGAAATCTCGGAGTGGGTCGCCCGGCACACGTGGGCTCCCTTGCGGAAGCGGAAATCTCCGCATGATCCGGGCTCCGTCCGTCGAAGGTTTTTTCAAAATTTCCTTTGACACCAATTGGTGTCAACGGCACTATACTCTTGGAAGCGGGATACGCTGAGTGATCTGTCGAACCTGAGAAAAGCGAACGCCCGCATGAGATTGATCGGCTCCCCGATGTTACTCGTTAAAAGTTGGGTGGGAGCAAACGGCGGGCGACAAACCTCGCCGTAAGAATTTCGACGCGGTTGGACACTCGAAAGAGTGAGGTAAGCGTCGTTTGGTGCAATTTGGAGTCCAACGAAAGTTGGAGGGATCAAAAGATTCCTTGCACCAATAATTTGATGGGTGGTGTGCTGATATGGCCCTAATGTCGGCTTGAGTGCCGAGTAGTCGAAAGAGCCACCCGCCGTTGTTGGACCTGTAGTTTAGTGAATTGAAAACAGGGGTCGGTGTTGCCGCAAGGCCCGACGCCGGAGAGGGGTGAAAATACCCTTGGGTCCGCCTTGATCTTTGAAACGTGCGATAGTGATAAAAACCGGGCTTGTTCAATTGCATAACCGGTAACATGCCGAGGCATCGGAGATACCGGGTGATCCGGTTCGCGCGACCTTTTATGGCGGGGTGGAGCAGTCTGGTAGCTCGTCAGGCTCATAACCTGAAGGTCGGAGGTTCAAATCCTTTTCCCGCTCCCAATTTGTTTGAGTGACCGCACCAGTTCGGTAATATTCCGACAGAGATTCTAAATATCTCCCCAAAGTCATGAGACATGGCGTTGGCTAACGTGGCCGAGAGAAAGAATGGTAGCATTAACACGGGATCACTCAGTCTCGCGGTGAGTGAGATTAAGAGGGCACGCTGGAGATCGACTTCCGGCTTCGTGCTGAAACGTGGGTAGTCGCCCGGCTCTTGACAAACGCACGAGGTAGCAACTCGTGCGATTATTTTTTACATGCGGCTTGAAAAAACTATCAGAGGCAAGCGTGGTGGCAAAGGGGCAACGATCATGTCGTTGCTCGACGCGAACCCGGACGCGTGGAACGAGTATCTCACGCACCGCAGGATCAACGCGAGCGTTGCAATCCGGCGCATCGAACAACTCCGGGCCTCAAAAACTGCTCTCGTTGGTGGGCGCAAAGCTGAACTGTGACCGGTGCCTCAATCGCATTTACGCTCCAAATTACTACACTCTTAGGGGTCCATACCTTTCAATTGCTCGGCCCGGCGAGCACCGCATTTGCTCTGCTTGCATGCTTAGTGATCCTCTCTTTTCCGGTTGACGACGACTTCCGATATTAGCACTTTTACCTTGTTATGGTAATCGTTGCATTCGTTGCTGGTGTTGTCGTTGGAACCGTGGTCTCCTACCTGTTCTTCCGCGCCAACAAGAACAAGAAAGCCGCTGTTGATGCGTTCGTCGATAAGACGCGCGCCCGGCTGTAAACCTCACTGGGGGTTGCCTTCACGGGCAGCCCCCTTTTGTTATGAAGCTGCAAGAATTGATTTGTGATAGGCAGGGACGTTTCAGTCCGATTCTCGTGCATTTCCATCTTTGGACCGCCGCCGTGTTGACCATGTGGATCATCGCGTGCGTTAAAGCGGGCACGCTAGTCGGGATCGACGCGTCTCTGATCGCGGTGCTGGGGCTTAACGGGGGGACCATTCTTGGTTTTCGTGTGGCCGAAAGGAATGAAAAGGTATGAGTCGTTTAAACACCTTTCGGTATTACGTCGTCGGCGCGGTCCTGTTGTTCTGCGTCGCGTTTCTCGTGGGCAGTCATTTGCCGATTCTCGAAAAGAAGCACCGGGATTATGGCAAGGAACAACTCGCGACGGTGATCCTCCGGGACGCCGAAGGAACGGGCTCCGGTGCCGTGGTGCGACGCACGAATTCGCAAGGCAACACACGGCTGTTTATCTGGACGGCGGCGCATGTCGTTTCCGCCAGCGATGAAGTGGTCGTCGAAACCAAAGTGCGAAACGAGTATCGCAAAGTCGGCACAGTGTCATTCAAGGCTCGCGTGATCATGCGCGCGCCCGCCGAGGACATCGCGCTGTTGTGGCTCGACGCTCCTGAAGGATTTTTCAACTACGTGCAGTTCGACGACGTTGGGCAGCGCGACATCGGTGCGGAGGTTTTCCATGTCGGGAATTTTCTCGGGTCGATGGACGACTCAGTGTCGTGGGGTCGCGTTTCGCAACAGGGGGTTGACGGCGGTAACATCTGGAGATCAATCGATCAGGCCGACATGGTGATTCTGCCGGGCAGTTCCGGGGGTCCATTGTTTTCGCATGACTCTCGCAGAATCCTTGGCATCGTCGTGGGCTGGCCGCGTCAGCCGGGCGTGTGTTTTTACGTGCCGCTCAGAACCATTCGGGGAGTGGCGTTCCGGGATAGCGTTTATTGGGCCGTTTACGGGGATTTCAGCCCCGAGGATTCGGCACTTGACAAACTCGTGGAAAAGAGTAAGCTTCCAAAGAATGAATCCGTGCCTGCGACCAAGCCAGAGCCGCCCGAGAGCAAGAAATCGGTGGAGCCTAAGAAGTCTCTGCGCCGGTTTACTTTCAAGGGTTGGTGAATATTTGGGCTTGACTTGGGTGCGGCCTTCTGGTATACTTATCCCTGTAAATGAGCACCCTAGTAACGATGGTCCAGCCGTCTCAGAACGGCTTTGCGGTTGCGGTCTATGTGGACCGCAACGAACGAAAAGTGGTCGGGCACAAAATCACGCCCACGCGTCACTCCCGCCGATGGTGGGAAGCGCGCGGGTTTCTTTGGAAGCGCCCGCCTCATTACTGGAACTGACATGAAAGCCTATCGATACATCCGCGTGTCAGGCCGGGGCCAACTAAACGGCGACGGCCCGGACCGCCAGCGTGACGCATGCGACAAGTTTTTCGCGCAACACGGTCTGGAATTCGCGGGCGAGTTTTTCGAGAAGGCAGTGTCAGGAAAACGGGAGGGCATGGATCGCCCTTCGTTCCGTGAGTTTATCGAGACTCACGACGCGCATGTCTCGCAAGGTTTGACACCAATTGGTGTCATTGTGGTTGAGCGGATGGACCGGCTCGCGCGCGATCTCATGGTTAGCGAGATGCTTTTGAAGGAGTGCCGGGTTCGGGGGATCAAAGTTTACGCGTGCGATCATGAGGCGCTGATCGACGTTGCCTCGGACGCCGGAGACCCAACCCGAAAACTGATCCGGCAATTCATGGCCGCGCTCGCCGAGTGGCAGAAAAGCGAACTGGTGTTGAAGCTGGCCAAGGCTCGCGACCGGATTCGAAAAACGACGGGCCGGTGCGAGGGTCCGCTGCCGTATGGGGCCACAAATGGTCAGCGTCAAGTGGTCAACCAGCTTATCGCCTTGCGCGATTCTTCGATGACGTTTCAAGCCGTCGCCAATTTTCTTAACGAGTCCGCGCTGCCTTCCCCTACTGGGAAGCCGTGGGATCGTAAAACGGTTCACTACCAGTATTCTAAACACACAATGAAAGGACAAACATGCGCGGAGCATACACCCAATACGTAAAATCCAAAGGCGTCCGGCCCGAGGATGTTGTGGAGCAAGCAAAAGCTCGTCACAAGGAACAATGTGAGTTGCGGCTGGCCCGTATTATGAACGGGAAAGAGCCGGGCTACAAGAACGGCCATGGCGGAAAAAAGGGTTGACAAATTTGCCCAAGCATGACACTGTTTGGGCGAACATGATAATGGCATTAATCTTAAATCGCCACGGAAAGGAGTCGCCTATGAAGTAATCGACACACTTTTGACGTATCAAATTGTTTTGCGGGCCGGGGATAACAAAAACCCCGGCCCGTTTGATTTTTGTGGACGGCACGGGATTTGCTTAGCACTATTTCCTTGTAACTTAAATGCGGGACAGTCGGCCAGAAGATGGAGATGACGCCGCCGAGCGGCTTGACCGCTCTCTTTTGTTGACGCCGGGGCGGCGTTTGTTATGAACGTGACTAGCCCCGGCACCGTTTTGAGATATGATCGTCTACACCTACTACAATTCGGACGCGGACGCGCCGAAGGAACAAGCAAGATTCATTCGGCTCTGGTCTGAGAGTTGGCGCAAGTGGGGGTGGACTCCGCTGCTGCTCACAGATCGCATGGCGGATGAACATTTGGCCAGTCGGCGCAAGTTTACCCGTCTCACGAAGTCCTTGTTCGCCGTGAAGCATTACAACAAGCCGGGCGTGCTCGTCTCGGCCAACGTGATCAATTTTGGTCTGGAGCCGAAGCGGCTGGCCGCTGGCGGCGTGATGTTTTATCCGGGCTGCGTGGCGATCAGTCGAGACACGCTCCGGCAGATTGGCAAAAAGCGAGCCGTCATGACGAAGCTTGACTACCGGTTCGATATCTGCACCGATTTTCACACCCCTCCGTCGAGTCTCCCGTTGCTGCGGTTTGCGGACTGGGACGCTGACGACGTAATGGAAGCTATCCGCCGACGTGCTGACTGACTATTTTCAAAAAGAAGTTGCTGCGCGTGTCGCGGCGATGGTCCACAAGGAGCAACTGAGGGAAGCCGCTCAGTTCGTTGTCGAGGTCTGCAAACTCCCGGTCAAAATCACGAACGACGACCCGCGTCACGTGATGCCGGTGCTCCAGAATTATCTCCACTATCTGCTCAACTCTGGCGGCATGGAGGAAGCCGCGCAGATTCTTTGGACCCCGACGCAGTTCTCCCCGGAGCCGCAGTCGGTCAAAGACATCTGGAGACTGTTTGATGAGGCGAGCAACGGGCTGATCATGGGCGCAGCGTCCATGTCGAAGTCTTACTCCTTCGGCGTGCGGCTGATGCTCGAATGGATTCGCGACCCGAACTGGACCGCTGTGCGCGTCGTCGGCCCGAGCGAGTCCCACTTGGAACAGAATCTTTTTTCGCATCTGGTCGGGCTGCATCGCGACGCGAAGCTTCCGATGCCCGGCGAAGTCGGCGATCTCTACATTGGCATGGACCGGCGCAATCAGGTGTCCGCGATTCGTGGCGTTGTCATTCCCATTGGCTCGAATAAAAAGTCCGGTCGTTTGCAAGGAACGAAGCGCAAGCCGCGTCCGAAGCCGCATCCGATCTTTGGTCCACTGTCGCGCCTTTTCATTTTCATCGACGAGTTAGAGAACGTGCCGCAGGGTTTGTGGAAGGACATCGACAACATCCTGTCGCAAGTCGAAGACGAGGGCGCGGGCAAACAGACGTTTAAACTGTTCGGCGCTTACAATCCCACGGACCAGAGCAACGAGTTGGGCAAGCGTGCTGAGCCACAGTTCGGATGGGAAAACTTCGACGTGGATCAGCACTTCCGATGGAAGTCGATTCGTGGCTGGGAAGTGTTGCGTCTCGACGGCGAGAAGTGTGAGAACGTGGTGCAGGGCAAGACGGTGTATCCCGGCTTGCAGACTCGGGCGGGGCTCCAGAAGATTGCCGAGAACGGTGGCGGTCGGCAGTCGGCGGGGTATTTCACGCAGGGGCGCGGCGCGTATCCTCCGCAGGGCGTCGAGCTTACCGTCATTCCTCCGGGCATGTTCCCGAAGTGGCGTGGCGAATTTGTATGGTATGAAGAACCGATCCGGGTAGGCGCGCTCGACACGGCGCTCGAAGGTGGCGCAGCCGCCAGCTACACGCTCGGCTCGTGGGGCCGCGCCTCGGGCAAGAAGCTGCCGCCGTCAATCGAGCACCCCAACGGGTTGACGGTCATGTTCAAGGACAAGATGGGTCAGGTGACTCCACGCTGGGGTCTGTCAGTCGATCAGCAGTTCGTGCTGCCGAAGGGTGACACCATCGCGATGAAAGAGGAAGTGCTGCGCATCAACAAGCACGCGGGTGTGCGTCCAGAATTTTTCGCTATCGACCGCACGGGCAACGGCTCCGGCGTGTCGGACTTGATCAAGTATGAGTGGTCGTCCGCGATCCACGAGATTAATTTTTACGGCTCTCCCAGCGAAGGAAAGATCATGCTGGAGGATAGCAAGCTGTGCGCCGAGGACTTCGACCGCATTTGCTCGGAGCTTTGGTTCGCGTTGCGCGCGTTCGGAGAGTTTGGGTATATGCTCATCAATCCTGCGATTGATCTTTCGAAGCTGACGCAACAGGTGACGCAGCGCCGTTTTCGTTCGGGGGCGAAGCGCCGGGTGGAGTCTAAGAAGGATTACATGAGCCGTGGCTACGCCAGCCCGGACGATGCGGACTCGCTCACACTGCTTGTGCTGGCTGCGCGCCGGGGGGCTCAGGTGACGCTTTCGATGCGGGGGGTGGACGTGGAAGCCAACGATGGGTTTGATGATTGGTGGGAGGTTGGCCGGGATGTTCAGAATGGGGTCTACATTGACCCTTCCAACCGCAGCGATTATTTGGGGGTGGAATGAAACGCATAAACGTCAACCTCTATCCGAAGGACGGATACTTTTTTATCGAGCAGGACCAGTCGATGCACCGTGGCCAGTCGTGGACGGAGGTTGTTTCTAGGGTCAGGTCTTACCGAAAACGAAATCAATTGCCGCCCGGAAACCCGGAGCAGGAAATTCATGACCAAGCGTGCAAGCGGAACGAGAGTTTGTGTCATGACGAGAACCCGGAGCAGGTGAAAGCGGAGTTGCGGAAGACTTCGCTCAAGGGCCGGGTGCTGAAATGGTTCAACACGATACGAAAAGCGCGCGCCGAGCGAGAGCAGCAATACGTTTCTGAGACAGAAGCGAAGGCGCGGGCGCTGGTTTGTGCGAACTGCCCGCATAATCAACCGTATCCGAGCGGCTGTGGGTCATGCAAGGCCGCAGTTCGGGCTTCCCGTGAGGAAATTTTGGGCAAGCGGGTCGCTGATGGTCGTTTAAACGGTTGCAATGTGCTAGGGGAAGACTCCGCGACTTCCGTGCATCTCGATCAGGTGCGCGTGAATGACGCCGAGCTACCGTCGTTCTGTTGGAGAAAGCAAAAAACCGTATGAAAATGCTTCTCATGATGCCGTTTCGTGCCCTCGCCGCCGTGTTACGGGTGTCCATCGCTCGGCTTTTTGGGTTTAAGGTGCTCGCTACCACCGAATTAAGTGAACAGCGTCATAAAATTTGTGAGCGGTGCGATTTTTTTGACCCGATGGAGTTGCAGTGTTTGAAGTGCGGATGTTTTACAGAGGCGAAGACTGCCATGAACACCGAAAAATGTCCCCTTGACAAGTGGCCGAGGGTGTGGATCAAAAAGCCGTTGGCGAAACGCCAATAATTCGGCACTGTTTTAACGACCTGATATGCCTTTAGAAACAAAGCCGTCAACTCAGCCCCCGAAAGACTTCACCGGGGGCCTAATCGAGTCGCCGGAGATCAATAAGTCCGGCGAACCGACTCGGCGTTCGATCACCAGCGTCCAAATGGGCGTCGAAGTTGTCAAACAGGTCATTCAGGCCGGGCGAAACCGCGCAATTGTCAGTTCCCGCATCCTCGCCAAGTATAATTCCGAGAAACCTTACGACTCGAAGAAGCTCGAACAGGACGGACTGGGCTGGCGGCAGAATTTCAGCACCAAACCCCTCGCCAGTTTGATCGAAAAGGTCTTCCCTCGGCTCACTGAGGCCGTTGGGGGCCTGAAATACTTCACCGACTCGTCCCTGCCGGACTCCTACGAAAACTCGGTCGAGAAAACGGAAACTTTTCGTGACACGATTACAAAGACGATTCGCAACAAGAAGGGTTGGACGACGACCCTCGAAAACATCGCCTTCGACGACTCCCTTTTTGGTTCTACGGTCCTTGCATGGCTGGATGAATACAACTTTATGCCGCAGCACTTCCGCTGCGATGAAGTTTTCCTCGCCGATGGGACCAAACAGAACGTCAACTTTGCACAAGTCGTGGTTTTACGGGAAAATCTTTTACCGCACGAACTTTTTGCGATGATCGAGGACGCCGATGCCGCCAAGGCAGTCGGTTGGAAGCTCGACGCGTGCCGCGAGGCCATCAACAAGGCCGCGCCGAAGCAAATTGCCGAGAGATTGGGGACGAGTGGTAATATCGAAGCGTGGTATCAGAACGCGCAGCGCGAATTGACCATCGGTGCCTCTTACATGGCCGGAGTAAGCGTCGTGTGCATCTATTCGCTGCTCGTGCGAGAGGTTACGGGCAAAGTTTCGCACTATCGATTCGTGGGCGATGAATACAAGCTGATTTTCGAGCACGACGACCGGTTTGACAGTATGCAGGACTGTCTCGCGTTCTTCTCATACGAGAAGGGCAATGACACCATGCACGGCAGCAAGGGGATTGGTCGCAATCTCTACGAATTGGCCGGGATGATCGACCGCGCGCGCAATGAAGTTGTGGATCGCGCGATCATGTCGGGAAAAACGCTCGTGCAAGGGGACATCAAGAAAATCAATCAGTTCAAGATGTCCGTGGTGGGCGCGATGGCTATCGTCCCGACTGGTTGGACCTTTCTCGAACAGAAAATCGACGGTAACGTCGAGCCGTTCTTGAAACTCGACGCTTATTTTTCATCGCTCGCCGATCAACTCATCGGTTCGGTCAGCACCCCGAAGGTTGAGGGCGAAGCTTTTCGGTCTCCGCAGGCGTGGGCGCTTTTGGCGCAACGTGAGGAAGAAGGACGCGACGCGAAGATCGCTCGTTTTCTTAATCAGTTCACGTGTTTGATCGCCACGATGCAGCGCCGTATTTGTGACCCGGATACCGCTGATAAAGATGCGAAAGCTGCGCAGGAGAAGTTACTGAAGCACATGACTCGCGAAGAACTGGATGTGCTCGCGAAACAGCCGGTTGCAGCTTCGATTGTTGATCTGACTCCTATCGAGCGACAACTTGTGGTCGCTATCGCCGCCGAAAAACGCGGCAACCCCCTTTACAATCAACGCCAGCTTGAAGTCGAAGACCTTACCAATCGAATTGGTTCTGACTTCGCCAAACGTGTGCTGTTGCCGACAAATGATCCGACTGAGGAAGCGGAGCAGAAGCGGTTGCAGCAGTTGGAAATGACGTTGCTCACGCAAGCGCAGCCGGTGCCGGTCAGTCCTCGGGACAATCACATGATCCATTTGGAGATCATGGTGCCGGTCGCCGAAGGCATGGCGCAGCAGCTTATGCAGGGCGGCGCGGATACGGCAGTTTTGGAAGCGGTCCTCGCGCATATCACAGAGCATTACAATCGCGCCGTCGAGCAGAAAGTGGCCACGAAGGAACAACTCGCGCCTATTGCGCAACTCGTCAAGAAAGCCGGGCAGGCTATAGCGGAGTTGAAGGCGCTCGATCAGCAGGCCGCGCAGCTTCAGCAAGAGTCTGCGGCGCTCGATCAAGCCGCGATGATGGAAGAACAGGCGATGGCTGCCGGTATCGATCCTAACATTCCACTCCAGTGAAATTCTTAACCTACCATGATTACAAACGAACCTCTCGATTGGTCGAGTGACGACGAACTTAACCTTCGTGCGTTTCTAGCCACACCCACAGGAAAACGATTTCTTCCGAAGCTGTGTGAAGCTTCTCCCGTGAATTTGCCCAAAGGCGAAATCCCGGAAGTGCTCATTCGGAGCGGGGAAGTGCGCGGCTTTTCGGATGCCGTTCGCACCATTCTGTCGCTTACAGTTCGGCCACAGATCGATAGTGTCGAACTGAACCAAACTACAAACTATCCGGCCCTCGAAAATGACGCGGCGTGGACGGATGGTCAAAAATCAAACGCGTAACCTACTCATATGCCAGACGAAAACAAAACGGGCGAAGGTTTTCCCGACCCTAGCAAAAACAATGAGGAAGTGGCTCAAAAACTGAAAGATCAGGATGTCCACTCTCAAAACAATGTTGACCTGAAATCTCCTTCTGACGCACTCGACGCTTTGGTCGAAGCTAAGAAGAAAGAAAAGGAAGACGAAGACGCGACTCCGGCACCCGATAAAAAAGACGATGCGACACCGCCTGCGAAAACCGAGGCCGAGCTTGCCGCCGAGAAAAAGGCGCAAGACGAGGCTGCGGCCAAGGCTGCGGAAGCCGAAGTGGCAAAGAAACGCGCCGACGAAATTTTCAAAGACACGCCGACGTTGCCACCGAACGCCAGCCCGAAGTCCACGGAAGCGTTCGCTACGATTAAGATCAAGGCGGCGCAAGAGATTACGGCCCGTGATGCAAAGATCGAAGAACTGACGAAACGTAACGCGGAATTGGAGAGCACCGTCAAGCAGAGCAAGCCGCTCACGCCGGAGACGGAGAAAGAGATCGAGGAACTTCGGAAGTTCCGCGCTCGTCTGGATGTGGAAACTGATCCGCAGTTTAAACAGTTTGACAAGGCGGCTGACGCCGCGCGTGAATTCATTTACGCGCAGTTGAAAAAGTCCCCGGTCGTCACCGATGACGTGATTGCTGAGATCAAGAAGCACGGCGGGCCTGACAACGTTAAGCTCGAAAAGATTTTCGAGGCCGTGAAAGACCCGACGATTCAGCGATTGGTCGAGTCGAAGATTGCCGACATTGAAATGGCCAAGCATAACAAGCAGCAGGCCATCGCTTCTGCCAAGGAGAACATCAACCAGTATCTTCAGGAGCGGGAGAAGTCCATTGGCGAATCCGCGCAGGCTCACAACAAAGCCACGCAGGGGGCCTTTGACCGGCTTCTTACGAGTGAGGCGCTTCAGTGGATGAAACCTAAAACCGTTGACGCGAAAGCGGACGAGGCCGCAAAGAAAGCCGCCGATGAGCACAATGCGTTTGTCAAGGTGACACAAGAGCAACTCACGAGTGCCTTGAACGACGACTCCCCGGAGATGCGTGCGATCCTTCTGGCCGGTATGGCTCAGTTGCTTCAAACGCAACGGGTTCACGCCGCTGATAAAGCTCGGCTGGCGTCCATCGAGGCTGACCACAAGAAAGTGGTTGACGGGCATCTCGCCACAATCAAAGAGCTTCAGGGCAAGCTCGACAAGATCAAGGGTGCCAGCGTCTCGCGCCTTGAACAGACTGGCGCGGCCCCCGGTGGAAAACCGCCTTCGACGGTCAAAGAAGGCGAAATCGATACTCGTCCTACGGTGCAAGCTCTCGACGATATCGCTCGCGACATCCGCGAGAAGCGTAACGCGAGTTAATGCACAGCGATCACACAGAGGGAGCGCCGGGTGTTCCGGCGCTCCCAATGTCCACGGTCCGGGTCTTCGGCAAGAAGATCATGATCGTCATGCCTTGGTCTAAGACCATCAACCCAATCACTGCTTTTTCGGTCATGCAGTTAATTGACCGACGACGCACCGCGTCGATGTTGAATTATGGGGATGCCTTTATTGCGCACAGTCGTAATAGCTGTGCTGACGTTTTTCTTCAATCCGACATGGAATGGATGCTCACCGTGGACGATGACATGTTGCTGCCTTATGGCAATGCGCAGTGGTATCGAGCATATACGGGGTGGAATTGGTATCCTGATCCGTTTGCTTCGTTTAACACTCTCGACCGGCTTATGTCTCACGGGAAGACGATTATTGGTGCGCTTTATTTTGGTCGCCATCGTAACGGTCCTCCTGTATACGCGGAGGGTTCAATCGCCTCAGAATCCGCTTACGCTAGGTCCGGCCCCCACGACGTAATCAAAGCTACGAATTGGGTGGGCACGGGAGCGATGCTGATTCATCGATCTGTTTACGAGGACATCGAGAAAAAGTTCCCAGTGTTGGCGCGTGGTGCCAACGGAAAAGGGGGAAATTGGTTCACCAGTTCAGAGCATAACTTACTGGATGGGGTGCGACGAGTCCATCAGATGCTCGGTCAGGATGGACCGATGGATGGGACCAAGGCGCTCAAGGCTTACGAGATGCTTGAGGGCATCGTGAAGTCTACGGAGAAGAATTCATCCCTTGGTATGGGGGAGGACGTTGTATTTTGTCGTCGGGCGCGCGAGGCCGGTCATCAGGTCTTCATTGACATGGGGTTGATTGCGGGGCACGTAGGCCATTGTGTTTACGGGCCAAAAAATACAGGTCAGTGATACCGCAACCTCCAGACAGTTTGCTTGTCGCCGGGCACCTTGAGTTTGGCGACGCACTGGTTTTGAATGGACTCATCCGAGAACTGGCGAAGACGGAGTCGAGGATTGTTTGGCTTACCAGCACAAGCTACGTGCGCGCCGTTCGAGAGATGATGCTCGATCTGCCGAATGTGGAAGTCATGGCGGCGCTCAGTTACGACGAAGTCAGACACAGGTGGATGCCGATTTGGCCGCGCAAGCTGTGCCTCGGTTATTTCAATCCCAACGGGTTTGACGAGTCAAAGTGGGACTCGGAGATGTATCGGCAGGCGGGGATGTCCTTCGATCTCCGATGGACTAATTTTCGACTGCCTAAAAAACTTTGGGATAAGCCCGGCTACACACGCCGCGAGACCGTCGTCTTTCACGAAGACCCGAGGCGGGCTTTTTTCGTCAAGCGCAACATGCTGCCACAGAATTTGGAACAAATCCGAATCGATCAACGCCCGTCTATACTTGACTGGCTTCCTGATATCTATGCGGCCAAGGAGCTTCATTTCATCGACTCAAGTTTTCTGAATCTGGCCGAGTCGCTTTACGCGATGGGATTTTTGCGTGACAAGTCACTGGTATTTCATAAATATGCGAAGGCGTATCCCGGCAAGTCGCGGTGGCCGGTGCTTCGCGCTCCATGGATGGTGTTCGAATGAAATGGCTTCTACTCACAACTGCCCGGCGCACCCCCGAGACTTTAAACTCGAACGTGGGTGACGAATTTGCGTGCATAGGCACCGAAAATTTGATTAGGGCAGTAGATCGAAATGCTGAGTTTGATCGTTTAAACGTTGAGAATCCTAACGAGTGGACTGAACGTCCGTTTGATCGCTGCGTGTTCGCGGGCCGTCCTCTTTGGTGGAGCCAACGACCCGGCACTGATTGCCTCGATCATTTTTGGTGGGAGCCGATAATGCGTGGGTGGCCGACCAAGAATCGACGCAACTTTCTGGTGTTAGGTGCCGGTAGTGTTTGCGTCGGGGAGATTCATGACACGGTCAAGTATATCCGAGCTATCTACGAAGTGTATAAACGCGCGTGGGCGGTGACGACCAGAAATACGGTGTTGGACCATCCGGGTTTTATCGACAGCGTGTGTCCTTCAGCCTTCGCGGTCCCTCCTAGGGTTTTGCAGAAAAAAGCACAAAAAGTTTGTAACCTGATGGTAGACGGCGGACACTTTCCATTAAGCTCTGACGATGCGGGCGCGTGGGTAGATAAGTTCGATTCGATTGTCAGGGAGTTGCTTCGCAGTGAGTATACCTTCGTAGCCCACACGGAGCCTGAGCGCGATCTGGCCCTCTCCCTCGGATGGAAGCCCGAGGATGTTCGACTCTTTTCGTCGGCAGAAGAATACCTGTCGTTTTACGCTCGAACGACATGCTACTTTGGCAACCGGTTGCACGGGGCTGCGGTGTGCGCGGCTTTGGGAATCCCTACGGTCGCGGTCGCGTATGATACGCGGTTGAATTTTGTCCGGCGATTGGGCGCGCGGGCGCTCCGGCCTTCTCAGATTGATCTCGGGCATCTGAAGTTCTGGCTCCGAGGGGTGCTCTCTCCGACGACGCCACAGGTGGACTTGGCGACGGAGTATGAGCGCCTCTGTGAACTGCTCTACCGATTTGCTTACGAATGAAAGACGGGTTGATCTGCCTTCAGTATTGGGATGGGGACCGGGATAAAGCCATGCGCCTCGCGCGGTTCCTCGCCGATCTCGAACCATCAAAGCGCGAGGACGTGGACTTTGCGTTCTTCGCTCGCGCCGACAGTTCGTTCGACGTGGCTACCGTCGCCCACGTGGCACGCAAGTTCAACGTTCACACAGCCAAGCCGAGGATTCGCGCGGCTGGACATCCGTATGCGTGCTGGGTTACATTTTTTTCGGTGCTGGAGTGGGTGCTGGAGGCCCGGCTCAAGGGACGGTCGAGATATAAGTGGGTTCTTTGTTTCGAGCCAGATTGTGTCCCGCTGACCAAGTCATGGATTGACGAACTGAAAGAGGAATGGAACCGTTTAAACAAGTATGTGGTGGGGAGCGAAACTTTTCATTGGCAAATGCACTTGAACGGGAATGCGCTTTACTCGGCGGATGAAAAATTTCTTACATGGTTTGTTCGCGGCCTTACTCTGAACGGCTGCCCGCAACGTGAACCCTACGACATTTATTTGTTCCCGCAGTTCGCGCGCTGGGGCGTTGGCTACTCCCGCAAAATTTCGAACCGGTGCGGGCAGAAGACGATGGCCCCCGATGAAGCCAAGTGGCTCCGCGAGAAGATGGGTATCGCATTGGTTCACGGGGTCAAGGACGACAGCCTTCATCATTGGGCGACTTCGAATTTGAAATGACACCAATTGGTGTCATTTAGCACCTTGTCCGACTTCTGAATTAGCAGCACTGTTTCCTTGACGCCTTACTGCGCTCCCCGGCGTCGGGAGCACGGCCTATCCGCTGATGGCCACAGCGACCAAACATAAATCTCTGCCGAGAGGATCGTTTTCTCGGTGCCGGTTTGAGACCCGGTAATGTAAAGTCTCTGTTAGGAAACTCGGATTATGGCAGAATTTTGTGATGATCCCTCAGATATCAGTGATATCGCTACGAGGGACACCGCGCGCGTCATTGGCTCAATCGCCAAGTCGCTTGCGGCCAACTCCCCTTACTTGAACGTGATCGGCGGCGGGACGTTCCCGTCCGGCGTCTCCGACACCGTTCGCTCCGTCGTGCAGATGCAGGCTGCTCCCGGTGACTCGCTTGCCCTGCCTACGTTCCTTTGTGACGTGGACATGTGCGGTCAGACCGGTCATCAAGACCTGACTGACACCATCGAGTTTACGACCAAGCTGGAATCGTTCCGTGGTCGTGGCCCGAACATCTGCGTGAAGAAAGGCTATTCGGCCTTCAAAGGCAGCTATTCGATGGCTGAAGACAGCTTGAAGAAGCTGATCACCCAGTATGTGAACGCTGACGTTCGCGCTCAGTTGTATCTGCGCTCGGCGTCGAAGTTCACCGCCAACCACAACTACGACTTCAACTCGTTGTTTACCGGTGGCTCCGAGACTGATCTCGGCGTCAAGTTCGCTCCGCTGCTCCCGACCGGCCCGATGACCTTCAAGGCGCTCCACTATCTGGCGCGCTACCTGAAGGAGACTCTTTTCGCCGACTGGTATACTAGCGCGGGCTCCATGCCTCACTTCCGCTTCATCGGTGGTAGCGATCAGATCGAATACTACCGCTCCGAAGTCGGTGTGCAGAACGTCATGACTGCTCTCACGCAGGGCGGTTACAAACTCGGCGAAACGGCGCTCACGGCCTATGGCTTCGAGCAGTCCCCGGCGTATCGCGGCATCGCTTTCGGTGTCGATCAGCGCCCGCTGCGTTTCAACGCGTTCGACGGTGCCGGGCTCCCGGTCCTGTTGAACCCTGTGACGATTGTTACCAACGCGTCCAAAGGCACTGCCTACGCGAAGGCCAATCCGACGTGGCTCGACGCCAACTACGAAATCGGCACGTTCATTGCCGAAGGCTCGTTCGAACGTCAGGTTCCCGAGAAGTATGTCGGCGAAGGCAGCTTCAAGTTCGCCCCGCAGTTGCACATGGGTGAACTGGAATGGCATTACCTGAAGGACAACCACTGTAACCAGTGGGGTGACTTCGGCTGGCACAAATACCAGATCACGCGCGCTTACAAGCCGCTCCGTCCGCAGCACATCATCCACATCGCCTACAAGCGTTGTAAGACCGACCTCGGTCTGGTGGAGTGCCCGACTGAGCCGGTGCAGTCCAGCTACACTGGTGCTGACAGCTACACCACCGTTGGTGTGACCTGCGAAGAATAACTCGGGAAACCGAGTATCGTCAAGGGTAGGTGACGAAAACAGAGCCGGGCGGGGGCGAGTAACCTTCGCCCGGCTTTTCCTCAAATGGCAAA